AACCAGGCCATGTTACTTTTAAAAAGTTGCCAATTGCATCAAGTTTTCCTTCGTTCTTAGGATCACTCATCCAATCAACTATCCTTTGGAGAATTTTTCCTATTAAAATAGTTCCTATAAATTTAAGAATACGACTCAGTATACCTTCTACTGGTTTAAGAATTTTCTTAGCAGCTTTTGCTAGTCCTTTAAATATACCAGACTCAAGTTTATCTTCTTTACTTTTTCTTTTTGACCTTTCTCCTTTCCTTCTTTCTTGATTTTCTATTTTCTTTTTTCGGTTCTGATCCTTTTTTAATGTGCCAAGAATTGAATTAACACTTGCTAAAATTTTCTCTAATATATTCTGTTCCTGTTCTTCACCACCAGGTTTAACCAGAGCACCTGGATTAACTTCAGTTTTTCTTATAGCAAGTGCTCCACCCCTACCAGTTCCTGGAAGTGCTTTTTGATTTGAACCAGCACGAAGAGATGGTGTTTTCTTTTTAAATGAGTCTGATGTTATCTTTGTCTTCTTTACTTTAAATGTCTTTCGGGTATCTCTCTTTACTCTCTTAAATTCATCAGTAAGAATCTCAGTCTCCTCTGATGATAGTTTGCTGCTAGACATTCTACCAGCCATCATCCTCTCTTTCAGAAGAGAGATATAATCTTCACGATCTAAGTCAGCAGTAAAGTCTAACCCAAGCAACTCTGCTATCTGTGGATCTATACCAGTGTCAGTTTGAGTCGCCCTAGATGCCATTCGCTTGTTGTTGTTTTAATTTTTCTTCTTCAAGATGCTGTTCCAATAACGCAACATAAATGTCACGTTCCCATGGTATCATATTTTCAATCTCAGTTAATGAATATTTATGGTACTGCATCAAGGCAAAGTTTAGTTTAAAATAACTAACAAGACTCATATGTACCAGGGCTATGCGAAAAAACTTGCGAGTCCTTCTAGTACAACTTCACTTTCAACTTTTGTATTTGGATTTGTCACTTTAATTTTATGTGACAACTTCGGCATAGTCTCAAAGAATGTTTCAATTGACTTAAACTGAGACGAATTCATCTGCTCTAAGAAGTCTTTGAGTTCTTTCTTGGTGCAATCATCTGCTGCCCATACATCATCTTCAGAATAAATTTTATCAACACAAGATGCAATCAAATCAAATGATTGATCCATTGCATTCTTATTTTCAAAATCAAAGTTGTTTTTAATAAACTGATCAAGAGATGGATACTTCATCTCCATCATAAGTGTATCATCAATTTTAATTTGCCTAGTGTGCTCATCATTTTTTTGAACACGAATTTCATCTAGGTCAATACTTACAGGAACTTCGGTAGTCTCATCGTCAGGACAAATAATATTTACTTCAATCTTTTCGCCAACAGATTTTCCTCTAATGTTTAAAAATAGAAACTCAATATCAAATGTAGGAAGTGCTTCGACTTTAATTCCTTTTGTCTGAACACAACTCTTAATGACTGCTTTGATTGCAGTCGTAATTTGTTTTGTATCCTCACTTTCTAATGCAAGAACAAGAACTTTTTCTTCTTTTACTAGGAAAGGTCTGAACTGAATTGATTCTCCAGTTGAAGGTAATTCCAACTCATATGTTGGTGTTGCAATCTTTGGTAAAGGCATAATGTCCTATAGATGTATTTCAGTATTATTATTTATTGACCAATATTGGAGAAAGATCCCAAGAGATCGTTGGCACCAGTGCGTAATTGTGAACCAAATTTTTTCAGATCAAAAGAAAATGGATTTGCATTTGGATTATTAAGGAGACTTTCCCTTGCTTGACTAAAGACATCTAATGGAGAACCTAGAGATGATGTATTATTATTCGGTCCACTCTGAATGTATCTAATGTATGACATAGAAACAGTACACTTTAATAAATCATTTCCACTATATGATACTGGCATCGAAGATATACTCAAAGGAAAAGATCTGATAAATTCATAGGTCATGAATTGTTTATAGTCTCTTTCAAATTTAAATATTTTCAATCCCTGATCAGCAGTGTATTCATCTGGATATGTGGGTCTATAATGATAATTTTTATTAAAAGATTTAGTCTCCCCACTTTCATCATCTTCATTCATAATTCCTCTCATCCAAGTTTCAAAAAATCTAATTGGAAGATAGTTTGAGGCATCAACATAGAATGTAAAATCTATTCTATCATCAAACATTCTACGGTATGCGTGCTTCTCCGTCACACCTGTTCTATCATTATTAATATCCATCGTGGTTAGTTGTGAACCAGGAAGAGATGTATCAGTGCAAAGGAGATTTAATTGTCCCTGATCTGCACCAAGAACATCTCTCAACTTCTTTGCTAAATCAGTTTCTTTTCCATCGTTAGTTGGAAGAGGAATTTGAACAGCAAAATAAGAGGTTAATGATGGTCGCAACAAGTTTGCTCTGACATCATCGACACTTTTTCTTCTTACTTCCTTTTCGACGGGGTTTGCCATCTATAAATATTTTTAACCTTATATATTATGTATGGCAGAAAGTATTAAAAGTAAATACAAACCATCATTCCCAAAGAAATATAAAGGTAATCCCAATAATATTATATGCCGTAGTAGTTGGGAAAGAAAGTTCTGTCATTACTGCGATCTAAATGAAAACATTCTTGAGTGGGGTAGTGAAGAATTTTACATACCATATATCTCACCAATAGATAAAAGAGTTCATCGTTACTTCCCAGATTTTATTATCAAAGTGCAGGAAAGTACAGGACAAATTAAAACCTATGTGATTGAGGTAAAACCAAAAAGACAAACTATAGAACCTAAAAAAAGGTCAAGAGTTACTAAGTCATACATCTATGAGTGTAAGACCTATGCAGTCAATCAAGCAAAGTGGAAGGCTGCAACTGAATTTTGTGAAGACAGAAGAATTAATTTTAAGATCATCACAGAAGACGAACTCGGAATCAAATGAACCGTATCGAACAACTCATTCCAGATCTCAATAACAAAACGAATGATCAAGAAGTTATGATGCTTGAGATTATGCAAGTGTTGAATGATACTGTTACACCTATACCAGATGTAGGAAAGTTTTATACCTTTGTTTATACTGCAAAGACACCTCGCATAACATATGATCAACACCCATTGATTGCCTGCACAGATGTGTTCCGTTGGGGATTTCGTGGAATAAACTTTCACCTAGGTAAGTATCGAAATTATACTTGGGAAGAAGTAGTAGGTCAACTTTATATTGTTGACTATGAAGAACTAGGAGACTTGCTTTCTATACCTTATGGACTTCGCAAAGATACTTACTAAATAGAAAAAAAGATAGTCTATAATGGCAAACAATCCCAAAAGTGCCAACACATATCGAACTGGAAAAGTTAATAGTAGATTGGAAGTGGATTTGAAGACCGGTGGTGCAACTTTATATGGAGAAGAAGGTATTTTTAATGCCTTTGGTAGAACAATAATAGCAACTTCTCAACCTGGTTCTCCAAATAAATGGACAATCACTGATGCATTTGTAAAAAAATATAATAATGCAAACCGAACAAATCTATCTAAAAAAGACAAAATAAGGTTGAGTAAGGAATCAAAAATTCCTAAAGTTATTGACCCAAAAACTAAAAAAACTCCAGCAGCCACAACAGATACACCAATTGTTGCAGAGACCAAATCAGAAACAGGAGATACTTCAAGACCAAGTTCGGAACAAACCAAAAAATCAAAACCTGCAAGAAATAAATTTGGTAAAAATATAGTATATCCTCTGGGCCTAGGAAACTCTAAACAAGATATTATCATGTTTAGTATGTTGCAATACCAACCAAAAAATATTACATCATCTAGTGGTCAATTTGGTTTTGGAGATAGAGATTCTAACAGGACATCAATAGGAAGTGTCATTCTTCCAGTTCCATCAAATATTCAAGACACAAGTGCTGTTCAATGGGGATCTAGTACTATGAATCCCTTAGAAATTGCGGCAGGAATATTAGCACTGCAAGGAATACAAGGAGACATGGAAGGGGCAAAAAGCACAGTTAAAAATACCCTCGGCGCTGTACAAGGAAACAAAGGAGAGGTAAAAACTGCAATAGCAGGATTGATGGCCGGTGCTGCTATTGGAAAGGGATCAGACTTGTTGTCAAGAACTGTGGGTTCAGTTATCAATCCAAATATGGAACTCCTATTTAAAGGTCCTCAATTAAGACCATTTACATTTTCGTTTAAACTTTCACCAAGAAGTAAAAAAGAAGCAGAGAATGTGATTCGTATCATTCGTTTTTTCAAACAAGGTATGAGTCCAATTAAATCGAATTCTAATCTATTTTTAAAATCACCTCATACATTTAAAATTCAATATAAACTGAGAGGAGCAGACGGAGAAGATCATCCATATATTGGAAAGATAAAAGAGTGTGGTTTACAATCCTGCAATGTTCAGTACACGCCAGAAGGTTCTTATGCAACATATTATGATGGAACTATGGCATCATATCAGATGTCATTAACATTCTCTGAACTCGAACCAGTATTTAATAATGATTATGAAGATGATAACGATCAATCATTAGGTTTCTAAAATGTCAAACTATTTTAATCAGGTTCCAAATTTTGAATATGTTAGCAGACTTCCTGATGCAAAAATTGGTGATTACTTTATAGTAAAAAACTTTTTTAAAAGAGGAAAACTTCGCGAAGACATCATACAAAATGTTTCAGTGTTTGAAAAATATAAAATTCAAGGTGATGATAGACCTGATAATATTGCGTTTGATTTTTATGGAGATTCCAAATTAGATTGGGTTGTTTTGCTGTCAAACAATATACTCAACATTCAAACAGAATGGCCACTTGTTCAAAACAACTTTGATAGTTTTTTGTTGAACAAATATGGAGACTATGATACTTTATATAATGGTATTCACCATTACGAATCACTAGAAATTAAAAATTCTGCAGGAGTTATCATGTTTCCTGGAGGATTGCATATACAATCTCCATATAATTTTACATACTTTGACCTAGGTTTAGAAAATGGTATCACTTTAACTGCTGACAT